TGTGACAACTACCTTCAGCTAGCTCGCGATCAAATCAAGGCTGATTGGGACATTCAACGCCCGCAAATGGTTGCTGATCTTTTGTCACAGTGTTCAACGCTTCAAATGGAAGCACGGGCGGCAGGCCAATACCACATAGCATTAGGCGCAATCAATACCGCTGCCAAGCTGGCCCAGCTGTGTTCGTGACTGACGAAAAATTCTGGTATGAGCACCTGCCTGAAACTGACATGTACCGCGTGTGGATGAGCCTTGATGGTGTCAGCTCACACTGCCACGTCAGCAGTATGCATCTGATTGATGAAAAGCGCTCTCAGTTGCGTGAGGCGTGTCTGCGGAAGTCGTATGACGCGTTTGACCGTTGAGCATCCTTGACGCTGCGCCGATTGGTCATGTCTTAGGCGACGCCTCAGCATTGGACGCTGATGCACTGTTGGCGCGAATCAAGGCAGACTTACACCCAGGCCAACTAGCGTTCGTTGACGATGAAGACTCGCAAATCCTCGCGATCTCTGCGGGCTACGGTGCAGGCAAAACGAGAAGCCTGGCGGCGAAAGTTGTATCACTCGCGATTGCTAATCAAGGCTATGTGGGCTGTGTTATGGAGCCCACTGGACCGCTGATCCGTGATATTTGGTTGAATGATTTTGATAATTTTTTAGAGGCCTACGAGATCCCGCATACGTTTAGGGCATCACCATTGCCTGAATATGTGTTGCATCTTCCAAACGGAGACACAAAAATTCTGTGCCGCAGCTTTGAAAATTACCAGCGCATTATCGGCTTAAACTTAGCCTTTTGCGTCGCTGATGAGGTAGACGTTGTTAACTATTCGATCACCTCAAAAGCGTTCCCGAAAATTCTTGGTCGTCTTCGCTCCGGTGTAGTACGGCAGTTTGCTGCTGCATCCACGCCAGAGGGCTTCAAGTGGCTTTACAACGAATTTGGCAGCCCTGATGCGCTTACGCGCACTGATCGCAAGTTGATCAAGATGAAGACAACGGATAATCCACATTTGCCGGATGACTTCGTTGAGCGACTCAAGGCTAATTATGATCCTAGTTTGTTAAAAGCGTATTTGGAGGGAGAATTTGTTAATTTAACCACCGGTCAGGTTTACGACCGCTTCGATCGCGAAAAGCATGTCATAGACAGCGTTGATACAGGTAATGAGCCTTTGCATGTTGGCGTTGACTTTAACGTTGGCAATATGTCTGCTGTCATCGGTGTAAGACTGAATGACAAACTGATGATTATTGACGAAGTAAGCGGCAGCCATGACACCGATACGTTGGCCCAGGAGATCAAACGACGATATGCCGACCGTCGCATCTATGTCTACCCTGACGCATCAGGCGGAAATCGAAGCACGAATGCCGCGCAGACTGACATTCAAATCTTGGAGACCTATGGTTTCAGCAACCAGTCGGGCCGGTCAAATCCTCCCGTCCGTGATCGGGTGGCTTCTGTTCAAGCTTTGCTGGAAAACGGGAAAGGTCAAATAAGGCTGCAGGTCACCAAAAACTGCAAGCGCACGATCGAATGCCTTGAACTTCAAAGTTACAGCGAAAAAGGCGAGCCCGACAAAGATGCAGGCTACGACCACATGAACGATGCGCTGGGCTACACAGTTTGGAGGTTGTTCAACCCACTGCACGCACGATCAGGTCGCGGAACAGGAATCAGATTGTACTAGACAAAGGGAATGTTGTTTGTTATCTTTTCAGTGTTCCTGTTTACTCAACATGCTCGAAGGCACTGAACTACTCAAGCGCATTCGTCAGCTTGGCGATGTTCCTCGTTCTGAGCTGATTCGCGAATGCGGTTACGTCAGCGCTAACACTGATGGCAGCGAATCCATCAACTACACCGCTTTTTACGAAGCTGTGCTGTTGGCAAAAGGCATTGACCTGAAAAAGCCTAAAAAGATGGGCCGCAAGCTTACCCATCGCACCAAAGTGCAGGGCAATGGTAACTTGCTGGTTGGCAGCGCTTACGTCAAAGAGCTTGGCTTTGAACCTGGTCAAGAGTTTGAGATCAAGCTTGGACGTAATAGCGTTCAGCTAACTGCTGCAACTGCATCGGTCTAAACTGTTGCCATAGGCTTGTGAGATCGCGCCGTGTATTCCGGTTACAACTTCTACGACCGTCAATTGGCGGCAAAGGTCTCACAAGTCAACGATCCGAATGCGGCGTGGGTAAATCAAGAGCCACATTGGATCCTGATTGAAGATTTATTGGGCGGCACATATGAGATGCGCCGAAAGCATCGGCGTTACTTGCCGCAAGAACCTCGTGAATTGGATGACGCATATGACAATCGTTTGAGCCGTTCAAATTGTCCGCCCTACGTAAATCGACTCGAACGTTTGCTTGCTGGCATGTTGACGCGCAAGCCTGTCAGGTTGGACGATGTTTCGGACAACATTCGTGAGCAACTGTTTGACGTTGACTTACAAGGAAACGACCTCAACGTCTGGTGTTATGAAACCGCTCGTAGGTGCATTCGTTACGGTCACGTTGGTGTGCTCGTTGATGCTCCTGCTGCTGGGAGTAACGGCAGGCCCTATTGGGTAACCTACACGCCACGCGAAATACTTGGCGCAAGATTTGAGCTAGTCGACGGCGCACAGAAGCTTGTGCAGCTTCGCCTTGCTGAAAAGGTTATTGTTGCCGATGGTGATTACGGCGAAAAGGAAGTTGAGCAGATTCGCGTGTTGACGCCTGGTGTATTTGAAATTCACCAACGCGATGAAAAAGGTCAGATGAAAATTGTTGAAGAAGGCACAACCAGCCTTGATTACATTCCGTTCAGCGTTGCTTACAGCAACCGCGTCAACGTATTTGAATCACGCCCACCGCTGTCAGACATTGCAGAGCTGAACCTTAAGGCTTATCAGATTCAAAGTGATCTCGACAATATCATGCACGTGTCAAACGTGCCGATGCTTGCGTTTTTTGGTTTCCCGTCTGCAGCCGAAGAAGTTAGCGCTGGTCCTGGTGAGGCTATTGCATTCCCAGCTGAAGGCCGTGCAGAATACATCTCGCCTAATCCTGCATCGTTTGACGCATCATTCAAGCGTCTTGATCAGATTGAAAAGCAGATCAACGACCTTGGTTTGTCTGCTGTGCTAGGCCAAAAGCTAAGCGCAGAGACTGCAGAGGCTAAGCGTTTAGACCGCAGCCAAGGCGATTCCACCATGATGGTGATCGCGCAAAACATGCAGGATCTGATCGACAATTGTCTGCAGTTCCATGCTGATTACCTGCAGGAAGCGCAGGCTGGCAGCAGCCTGGTCAACCGTGATTTTCTTGGCACACGCCTTGAGCCGCAAGAGATTCAGGCGCTGCTGCAGCTTTACACGGCAGGCACCATCACTCAAGAAACTTTGTTAATTCAGCTTGCAGACGGCGAAGTGCTAGGCGATGATTTCGAAGTTGAGGCTGAACTCGAGGCAACTCAAAACGGCGGCTTGATCGAGATGCAGCAGCCTGAACCCGAAGCGTCTCCTGAAATGCCTGAGGCTTCGGCGGAATCCGATCAAGAGGATGAAATCCCGGCATGATGAAATGGTTGCGGAAGCTGTTCGGCATGAAGGATGAGCTTGAGCGTCAGCGAATGTTATTCGTTAGCAAGCGTGAATTGCCTGATGACACATTTGCAATTGTGCGGCTTTCTTGGTTCACAAAAGAAGGCGTATACGATGTCAGCGAAATTAAGCTCATCTACGAAGATGAGTCTGCAGAAGACATGATTCCACAATTTGCAATGATTGTCGGAGAAGCTTTACGCGGCGGCGCTGATGTTTCAATTTTGACTGAGATTGAGCCGGAGCTTCTGGGAATTCTTGACTGATGACAACACCCGCCAGTCTGTATCGAAACGCGATTGACCTCAATCGATATAGCAACAGTGTTGCAAGGCGGATTATCAATGCTTACAACGATATTATTCTGGATTCTGTTGCTCAGCTTCGTGCAATTGAGGATCTTGACGAATCGGTCAAAGCCGCAAGGTTGAGGTCGATTTTGGCGCAGTTGAAGGAATCACTTGCGACCTGGGCCGGTGATTCAACGGAAGTTATGGTGCCTGAGCTGCAAGGCTTGGCTGAGCTGCAATCTGAATTTGTCGAAGAGCAGCTGAAAAAGGTTTTACCTGCTGGCAGCCGCAGCATTGTCAACACGGTTGAGATCTCGCCGCAGTTTGCACAGGCTGTGGTGACGACTGACCCAACGCAGATTAATGCTGTTGTGTTGTCCGATGATTTGTTCGCTGCTGTGCAGGGTGCGCCGCAGACGTTTAGCTTGACCGCTGCACAAGGTGCAACGATCACGATGCCAAACGGCAAGGTTGTTGAAAAAGCCTTTCGTGGTTTAGCCGAAAGCCAGGCTGAGCGTTTTGGTCAAATTGTGCGGCAAGGATTGCTGACGGGTGAGCCTACGCCTGAGATTGCGCGACGCTTGAAAGGTCGGCTTGAATTTGGCCAGCCAGCCCGGTCGGTCAAGCAGTTGCAGCTTGCAGGCGGTGAGCTGACAAAAATGGCAAATCACCAGGTAATGACGATTGTCAGGACAAGCGTCAATCAGGTGAGCAACGCTGCATCACAACAGGTTTACGAGGCAAATCAAGACGTAACTCAAAAATATCGCTACGTTGCAACGCTTGACACGCGTACGTCTGCAATTTGCAGAGCGCTTGACGGTCGTGAATTTGAGTATGGCAAAGGTCCAAAACCACCGCAGCATTTCAACTGCAGGTCAACGACGGTGCCGGTTGTTGACTATGAAGGTTTAGGCCTTACACCACCAAAGCCTGGCAGGCGAGCAAGCATGGATGGTCCAGTCCCTGCGGATCAAAGCTATGGACAGTGGTTGAGCAAGCAGTCAAAAGCTACGCAAGCAGACGTGTTGGGCAGCGAAAAGGTTGCTTATTTCACAAGGTTGTCGAACAAGTATGGGCCAAAGGACGCAATCGCCAAGATGGTTCGCGATGACGGTTCAGAGCTGACGCTTGAACAGCTTCGCAGGCGTTACGGCAAAGTGTAAAACTGTTAGTAAGATGTGGAAAATGCGTTACGGTCAATGGCACGTAGATACAAGCGCGATGCTCGGGGACGCTTTGCCGGAGGTGGCGGAGGTGGTGGCCGCTCAGGTGGACGCGGTGGCAGTAAATCCAAAAAGCCGCGCAAGTCTGATATTGCCTTCCAAAAGTCTGGCAAGGGTGGTGGCACTAGCGTAAAAGCTGGTCGTGCGGCTAAAGCTGCATACAAAGCAAAAGAAGGTCAGCGCCGCTTGACTAATTTGTCTAAACGAGATGCCGGATCCAAGCGCTATAGCGGAGGTAGCCAGCAACGCAAAAGGTCAACTGCAAAGCGTGCAGCGCAAAACACTGGCTACCAGCGCACAAGATCAGCCAACAAGCCAGTCAGCCCTGCAGTCAAAGCTCAGCGGAAAGCTGCTGCACAAGCAAAAAGAGACGCCAGGATCAATCAAGAGCTGAAAGCAAGGCGTGAATTTGCTGCCAAAACGACACCTAAAAAACGTCGCCGCGCTAAGAAGTAAATTCTTCCCAGCTTCCCAAGTCTTCCATCGTTTCTTTCCAGAACTCAGGAACTAGCACAAGGTCACCGTCTTCATCTACGAAGGCGGTGGCCATTTTTGATGAATGCAGGTTGCCGCAGCAAATATAGACTTCCATTTCATTGCCATCGTCATCAACGTCTAGCGTGTGGCTCAAGAATTTGCGAAGATCGCGGACAAGCATTGCTTAGACTAAATTGATTTAAGCTTAGCAAAGCATGAAACGCGGCGATCGGGTTAGCTGGACTTACCAAGGCAAGCGCACGTATGGCGTTGTTACTGGAGTGGCTGGTGAGCGTGCAATGATCAAAGGCCCTACCGGCGGCAACATTGTTCGTGTTGGCAGCAAAGATGATCCCGTGATTCGGATCAAGTCTGAATCAACTGGCAATTCTGTGCTCAAACGTGAATCTCAATTGCGCAAAGCGCCAAAGCGCAAATAACCTAGCTGGTGATATTATTTGACTGTAATTAACTCTACGAGTTATTCATGTCAGAAGAACAAAATCAGCAGGTTACGCCTGTTGAAGGCGCAAGCCTTGAAGAGATCGCAAAGCTGAAAAGCAGCATTGACTCTCTGGAAAAGAAGAATTTTGAGCTGATCGGCAAGCTTCAAAAGAAGGAACTGATTGGCGAAGTTCCCGACGATTACCAAGCTCTAAAAGAATTTAAGCGTCAGGCTGAGCAGTCAAAGCTCGAATCTGAAGGCAAGTACACCGAAGCTCGGCAAGCACTTGAGCATCAGTTTCGTGAAGTTACGGCAGAAAAAGACAAGCGCATCGCTGAGCTTGAAGCGCGTGTCAAAGAACTTGAGTTGATTTCACCTGCCGTTTCTGCCTTAGCGGATATTGTGCATGATCCTGACCTTGTGCTTAAAACGAAGCTAAACAGGGATCAGATTCAGCGTGAAGCTGACGGTACTGTCGTTGTGGTTGACGGTTATCAGCGCACACCTGTTGGTGACTGGGCAAAGCAGTCATTGCCTAGCTGGATGCAGAAGCAACCAAAGCCGCAAGGCAGCGGCGCACCTGCTGGGCGTAGCTCTGGTGAAATTCCTGCAGGCACCAAAAATCCATTCGCGCCTGAATCCTTCAACCTGACAGAACAGTCACGACTGTACAAAACCGACCGCGATTTGTACGAAAGGTTGAAAGCTGCCGCAGCTCGTTAATATGAACTGACGGCAAAGCTACGCGGCGCCAGATCGGGTTACGCCCACACCGTAAACATTTTCTTGAGGATTTTTTGTCATGGCCGCCACTGTGCGTTCTGACGTGATCATCCCCGAGGTATTTACGCCTTACGTCATCGAGCAAACCACTCAGCGTGATGCCTTCCTGGCTTCCGGTGTGGTGCGTCCAATGGCTGAGCTGAATGCCACCGAGGGCGGTGATTTCGTAAATGTGCCTTTCTGGAAGGCAAACCTGTCCGGCGACTTTGAAGTGCTTACCGATAGCACCTCACTGACCGTCGGCAACATCACTGCTGACAAGCAGATTGGTGTGATTCTGCACCGTGGTCGTGCGTTTGAATCGCGTGACCTTGCTGCTCTGGCTGCAGGTTCTGATCCTATGGCTGCCATTGGCACCAAGCTGGGCGAGTACATCGCTAACCAGCGTCAGAAGGATCTGATCAACTGCCTGAGCGGTGTGTTCGGTTCGCTGAACGCTAACACCAACAGCAGTGCTTTCTTCGATCTTTGCATCGATTCTGAAACCACTGACACGCCTACTGCACTGTCTCCCCGTCACGTTGCAGAAGCTCGTTCACTGCTTGGTGATCAAGGCGAAAAGCTGACCGCCGTTGCAATGCACTCCAAAGTGTATTACGACCTGGTTGAGCGTCGTGCAATTGATTACGTCAGCTCTGACGATGCTCGCGGCACTAGCACCACTCAATCTGGTGGTTCTATGGCTGGCGCTTACGGTTCGCCTTCCGTGCCGACCTATATGGGTCTGCGTGTGATCGTGTCCGACGATGTGGAAACCACCGGTTCCGGTGCAACTACTGAGTATGGCACCTATTTCTTCACTGAAGGTGCTGTTGCTTCTGGCGAGCAAGCTGGTACTCAGATCGAAACTGATCGTGACATCCTCGCCAAGAGCGATGCCATGTCGGTTGATCTTCACTACTGCTATCACCCTGTTGGTGCTAAGTGGGGCGTGACTACTGTCAACCCGACTCGCGCACAACTGGCAACCGTTGGCAACTGGTCGAAGGTTTACGAACTGAAAAACATTGGTATGGTTCGCGCCACCAATGTCAGCAACATGGATTGATAACCATGGGAATGTTCGCTTTTAAGCGGGCACAAGCGCAACGTGAGGCTGCTGCTAACGCGGCAGCCTCCGCGCCTGTAAAGCCTGCTCAGCCTGAAACGACCTCCGAGAAGCCCGATGGCAATCTCACTAAACGCAACACCGGGAAGCGCAAGCGCCAACAGCTACCTGACGGTGAGTGACGCTCAAGCCATCATTGATGGTTTGGTTGAGGATGATGATGTCGTTGCCTGGTCATCTGCTACGGATGACCAGAAAAACCGTGCACTTTATACCGCAACGGAACGACTTGATCGTGAGCGGTATCTTGGCGCGAGAGCAACTGACACGCAGGCATTGCAGTGGCCGCGCACTGGTGTTCGCAAGCCGGATACCTACATCAACACTTATGCGGTTGGTTTTCCGTTCAGGATCACCACAGATTATTTCACCGACACCGAGATCCCGGATCAGGTGAAAAAAGCACAGGCTGTGCTTGCTGTTTATTTGAACAACAACAAGGATGGTCTTGGCCTAAGTGGTCTTGATGATTACAAGAACGTTCAAATTGGTAGTTTGAACGTCACCCCAAATCAGTTTGGTGCTGTTGGTGCGGATCGTATCCCGCCGATGATTGAGCGTTATCTGATTGGCCTTAGAATTAGTGGACCTGGCAACATCGCCGTCAAACGGAGCTGATTATGGGTTACAAGTACCCTGGCGCTGAATACATCAGCGACACTGCCGCCCATACAGGTCGTTTTGGCAAGGTTGTTGCTCTTGAGGATTCTGTGATTGCCACTCTGAGTGCAGAGGACATTACAGGCAACGCTTTAACCGCTGTTGTGCTGAAAGCAGACTGTGAGATCTGCGGCGTGATCACTAGTGTCACGCTGACCAGCGGCTCTGTCATCGCTTATAGGCTCTGATCATGCCTCACAACAGCGTTGTAATTGACCCTGCTTATAGCATTGGCGCAGATTTTGTGAGCGACACAACAGCGCGCACTGGGCGTTGGAATCGAATCACTGTGCTTAAAAACAATACAAGTTTTAGTGCGATCACAGCAGAAAACTGGACTGGTAACAGTCTTGTTGGTGAAGGTTTACCGGCTGGGTTTGAAATTCAAGGCGTGTTTACTGCCTTCACTTTGAACAGTGGCGGTGCTGCTATCGCTTACAAGATCTAACCATGGCTAAATCTTTTGGTGGAACAAGCGCAATCAATTGGTCACTAGGCGCTGAAGTCATTAACGACACGGCAGTGCATACAGGAAGGTTCATGCACATTGACTTTTACGAAAGCAGCACGATCACTGCAATCGTCAGCAAAAACGTGATCAATGACAGCTTTGGTGGCGTGAGCGTGGATCAAGGCGCCCACTTGACGGGTTACTTCACCAGTATTCAGCTCCAGAATGGAGCTTGTATTGCTTATCGCATCTAATGGCACTTGCTGGATCGCTGCAAAAGGTTGCTAAAAAGGTTATCGCCAAGTTTGGCGGTGCCGTGACGTTTCGTTTTCTGAAGCCTGGCACCTATAACGCCGAGACCGGTGAGGTGCGTGCAACTGCTACGACGGCAAGCATCAAAGGCGTACTGGATGACGTACGTAGTTCTGAGACAAATGAGCTAGTGCGGTCTACTGACAAAAAGCTAACGGTTGCTGCGCTTGACCTTGACAGTGTGCCAAGCACTGACGATCAAGTTGAAATCAGCAGCGTGCGTTATCAGATCGTGCAGATCAACACGATTGATCAGGCTGGCACGGCAATCGTTTATAACCTGTTTCTGAGGGCATAGTTATGGCACGAGTTATCAAGCTAAATCAGATTGCTGATTTTATGGAAGGTCAAGTTGAGCAGCTTTTGCGTGCAGTTGTGTTGGAGACTGATTCGCGGTTAAAACTAGAAAGCCCAGTTGATACGGGTAGGTTCCGAATGAACTGGACAATTGGCGAGAATACTAACTCAAGCGAAAACATCCCTAAGGGTGATTACCGCGGACAGCCAGCACCGCCTAAAGGCCTCAATTACAGACCAGGCAATGAAAAGCTAGGCAATTTTTACAGTATTCACAACAATTTGCCATATGCGGAGCCACTGGCTGATGGCTATAGCCCGCAAGCCAAGGCAGGTTGGACTGATCTGATCGCCAAAGAGATGCAGAGCTATGCGCAGTCAGAATATGAGCGTATCAAGCGCAAGAGCTAATGGCAGCCGTAAACCTAAACACTGTTCGCGCCGTCATTGAAGAACGGCTAGTTGCAGAGCTGCAGAACACGCCACCTGTGCCGGTGGTGTTTCACAACATGGACTATGCGCCTGCCGTTGATGACTCGTGGGTTCAGTGCTTGGTTAGCTACGGGCAAAACGAATACCTAAGCCAAGG